AGAGTGGGATACAGGCCAGTCCACAATTCTTTAAGGCCTTCTACGTGCGCTGCCTCGTCAATCACCAACAGGGACAGCGCCTCTGAACGACCTGCATCACCAGAGGTTGATGAGGCTTTTATTTGAGATCCATTTGAAAGTTCAAAAGAAGATCGATTATCAATAGTAATATCTGAAATTTGTAGAAAGTCTGGTACATTCTTTAAAATGTTTTTTACTTTCTTAACAAGATTCGAAGCTGTTCCAAACTTGGTTGCGATGACTAACACATTTTTATCACGATGAAAAAGCATAAGCCAAACAATGTATCCCGCTGTAATAGTTGAGATACCTAATTGCCTGGCTTTTAAAATAATATTAAAACGGTAGTTGTTAAAATCGCTTAGAAGGTCCGACTGAAAGTCATAAGTTTTAAATGGAATTAGTCCTCTTTGCGGATGGGATATTCTTGCATAATTGTTTATAAAGTAAACAGGGTCCTTACCACACTTTAAAACTTCTCTATAAATTTCTTTCTTGGTAAGTTGATAAGCCATTCTTCATTTTTAATTGC